TATCTGAAGTTGTTGAGGCTATGGAAGCACTAAGAAAAGAAATGGACCCAGATCAATTATCAGATGAGTTTGCAGACATTATTATTCGTACACTAGACCTTTATGCAGGTATGGTAAAGGCAGGGTATATGACTAAATCACTAGACTCTGCAATAAAGCAAAAGATGGAAAAAAATCAAGATAGACCAAAGAAACATGGGGTAAGATTTTAATGGCAGTTACAATGGAAGAAGTATTAGCACAGTTAGATCCTAAACTAAGAAAAAGATTAGGTAGTGGTGTTGGAGTAAACTTTGAGTATCAACCTACACCTAGTTTTGGATTAAACCGTGCACTGGGCGGAGGACTGCCTTACGGACGACAGGTCCTTATCTGGGGATCAAAGTCTTCTGCAAAGTCCTCTATGTGCCTTCAGATGATTGCTATGGCACAAAAAGAAGGCAAGGTTTGTGCATGGATTGACTCTGAAATGTCATACTCTGAAGACTGGGCTGTAAAACTTGGGGTAGATCCAACCAAACTAATCTATTCACAAGCAAGAACTATTAGTGATATGGTTGATGTTGGCGTTGGACTTATCAATGCTGGTGTTGATTTAATCGTAATAGACTCTATTACATCAATGCTTCCTGCAATCTATTTTGAAAAAGATACAGATGATATGAAGGCTTTGGAAAATACAAAGCAGATTGGAGCAGAATCTCGTGACTTTAGCAATGCGTGGAAAATGCTTAATTATGCTAATAACAAAGTTAAGCCAACTCTTCTTGTTCTTATTTCTCAATCTCGTAATAATATTAATGCTATGTATACTAGCCAGCAGCCTTCAGGTGGTCAGGCTACTAAGTTTTATTCATCGTGTGTTATCAAACTATTTAGTTCAGAGTCAGATAATCAAGCGCTTAAGGGAAAAATTAAAGTAGGAGATAAACTAATTGAAGAAAAAATTGGAAGAAAGATTCGCTGGGAATTACAATTCTCTAAAACCTCTCCAGGGTTCCAATCTGGTGAGTATGATTTTTATTTTAGAGGTGACGATATTGGTATTGATGCCATTGGCGACTTGGTTGATACAGCAGAGTCAGTAGGACTAGTTAATCGTACTGGGGCTTGGTATCAGTTAGATGATGGCACAAAGGTTCAGGGTAGAGATGGTTTTATTAATCGTGTAAGAGAAGATCTTGACTTGCAACAAAGCCTAAGAGATAAACTGGCTAATGGCTGAAAAAGATTTTAGTATTTATACTGGAAAATTTCCATGCAAAAAGTGTAATGAAGAAGTTTCTTCTTTAAGACTTTGGTCTACATCTGGAGATGCCACTTGGATGTGCTCATCAAAACATATGTCTAAGGTTTCGTTAATTCCACAAAAGAAAAAGAAAAAGGACTTTGAAGATGAGTGAAAGATCAGAGTCTAAAAGACTTGGAGCAAAGCAACACAAGAACTCTGGTAGGAATAATACCAAAGGAGATGCTTCTTGGAATAACTTTGTATTAGATTTTAAAGAATGTTCTAAATCCTTTACATTAAATCAGGATGTATGGGCTAAGGTCACAACAGATGCCCTAAAGAAAAGCATGGATCCTGCACTTGTCATCGTGCTTGGCGAGGGTACCCAGAAGGTAAGGCTTGCTATAATTGAATTAGATATGCTAGAACAGTTAGTAGAGGAGAACAATAATGACAAATGAAGGTCCACAGAAAACAACACTAGAGCAAGTTAATGGTTTGGCAGAAATTGCTGAATATATGGATGATGAAGAGTTAACTACTGCTCTTACTATGATTGCTAAGATAATCATTAAACCAGACATCCCAATCCAGGTAGCAAGCCTTGAGATCGTTAGACTTCAGGCTATTGCAGCAAAGATGTCTTTAAAGGCTACATGGATGGCAAACGTTGATAAAAGTGACAGAGCAAAGAAGAATATTTACTATACCGCAGCGGAATCAATTAACGACTTGGTGTCAGCACTCAAATACATTATGCGCTAACCTGCTATACTTATATAAAACAAGGGATGATAATGACTAAAAATTTACTACAGCAAATAATGATTAAAGAGCCAACTCCAGTTGAGATAGTAGACACAAAAGCAATGATTGAAAAGATTCAGTCAGGATATACTGTTAATCGTGTGGCAAAGCATACACAAAAGAAAACCTTTGCTCCATCTACAATTGCCTATAGCCATGGAGAATGTCCAAGATATTGGTATCTGGCCTTTGATGGTCAAACATTTGAAGATAATGCAGATGCGTATGGTGCAGCAAATATGACTGCTGGAACCAAGTCTCATGAAAGAATTCAGCAGGCTATGATGGACTCTGGAATTGCAAAAATATTTGACTCAGATGAGGGTCCAACAACAGAGTTTAAGATTATTAATAATGATCCACCAATCTTTGGCTATGGAGATGCCATGATTGACTGGGAAGGTGAAGAAATTGTTGGCGAAATTAAGACAATGCTCAATGAGGGTTTTGAGTATCGTAAAAAGACATTAAAGCCAAAGACTGGACACCTTATTCAACTATTAATCTATATGAAGATTCTTAAGAAGTCAAAGGGTGTACTAATTTATGAGAATAAAAATAATCATGAATTATTAATCATTCCAGTAGAGGTAACAGACCACTATCGTCAGTGGATTGATAATACTTTTCAGTGGATGAGAGATGTTAGAAAAACCTGGGTAGAAAGAAAACTTCCTACAAAGAACTATAGATCTAACTCAAAGATATGTAAGACATGCCCAATTCAAAAGGCTTGTGCTGATGCTGGTGAAGGTGTCGTTAAGATGGCATCTATGGAGCAACTGAGTGAAACTATGTAAGGTTTGTGATACTGGGTTTACGCCCAAAGTTACTTATCAGATTTACTGCAGTAAAAACTGCAGAGATATTGCAACAAGAGAAAAGATTGTAGAAAGATATAACTATAGCAAAAGACAAAAGCGTAAAGGTAAAAAGAGGCTATGTCTTGGTGGATGTAACCAAGAACTTTCTATCTATAATGACTCTGGCTTTTGTTCAAACTGTAATGTTAGTAAAAAAGCAGTTGATAAAATGTTGAAAGAGTTAAAGGGGTTTATAGATTATGAGCAAGACTAAGTGGGGAGCAGAGGCACAGCCAAAAAGAATTTGTGCTATTGATGCTAGTACTAACAGTCTTGCTTTTGCTTTGTTTGTTGATAATGACCTTAATAGTATCGGAAAGATTTATTTTGATGGAAACAACACTTATGAAAAAGTTATGGATGCAGGCAAAAAAGTAAAAGCATTCTTTGATATATACGGTGGGTTTGAAGCAATAGTTATTGAGCATACTGTATTCATGAATAGCCCTAAGACTGCTGCAGATCTTGCATTAGTGCAAGGGGCTATCCTTGGGTCAGCAGGACAATCTGGAACTAAAGTAATTGGAAAGGTTTCTCCAATAACTTGGCAAAACTATATTGGAAATAAAAAAATCTCTAAAGAAGAGCAACTTCTTATTCGTGCACAGAATCCTGGAAAATCTGTTTCTTGGTACAAGGCTTATGAAAGAATGCTTCGTAAAGAAAGAACCATTAACTTTATTAATATTAATTATGATAGAACAATTACAGATAACGATGTTGCAGATGCTTGTGGCATTGGTCATTGGGCTGTAAAAAACTGGGATAAAGCAATAGGAGAAACTAAATAATGCCTGAGTTAAATGCAAACATACCACCAATTGAATGCTATGTTCGTGGTAACTTTTTAAGAGATCAAGAAGATAGTCATGATAAATATTTTCCATGCGTTATCTTTGGTGTTTCAAGTATTAAAAGTAGAAGTCCGCTGTTTCATTTTCTAATGGAAGATGGCGGAATCTGGTGGAGAATGCCAATTAATGCTTTTTGTACTAAGCCAGGAGTTCCAGAAGAGCCAATACATAATCTTGTTTTGTGGAATTCTTTTAGTCCATACGTTTCTGTTACAAAGTTTGAAAACCTAAGTAATATGAGAATGTCATACATTGATAGAACAAAAACAAGCATTCCTGGAACTTATCTATTTACCCTTGACTGGCATAACCCAGAAACAAATATATTAGATGACGGATACTCTGAAAATCCAGGGCAACATAAATGTGGTCATGTAATTCAAAGGGATGATGGAAACTTTGCTATCCAGCCTAACAATAGGGTGAGACTAAAAGAGCCATCATTTGTAACTAAAAAAGATCTAGTTATACAAAGACTCATTAATACAAATAAATGGGACGTTGAAAGTTATGACAAGTGGATGCTTGAAGACTCAAATTCCTATGACTATGAGGTTATTGACACAGAGGTTGACAAATAACGCCATGCCTGCTAAACTATATACATCAGAAGTCTATATGCGTAAGCGTTATCTTATGGATAAAAAGACTCCAGAAGAGATTGCAAAGGAGTGCGGAGCCAGTGTTGAGACTATCTACGTATACCTTGCTAAATTTGGATTAAGGAAATCTAAAAGATGAAAAAGATTAAATATTTTATGTCATTCATATCATTGGTAATGGCTGTTGGACTTGTTACTGCAATTGCTACACTTAGAAATATTCCAGAAACATTTGACTGGGACCTAGAGGAAGATGAAGATGAGAATTATTAAACATTTTGTAGATGTTGCAAAGGCCCTTACACAAAGACTATTTTGTAAGCATACAGAGTCCTCAATATCGTCTTGCCCATTTACTGGCAGAACATATACAACATGTTTAAATTGTTTTAAAAGATTAAACGAAGAGATAACCAGATGAGCGAAAATCTCCACATTACAGTTGATCAAGTAAATCATCCACGACACTACACATCAGACCCATCTGGAGTTGAGTGTATACAGATTACTCGTCATCGTAATTTTAATATTGGCAATGCTTTTAAGTACCTTTGGAGAGCAGGACTTAAAGATGAAGCAAAGACCATTCAAGATTTAGAAAAAGCCATCTTCTATATTAAAGATGAAATAAATAGATTAGAGGGAAAGTATGTCAAGTGAGGCAGAACTTATTCAGCATCTTGATGAAGTTAATCAAGTAGTTACTGAATACCTTAAGGGTAA